GCACTTGTTCGTAACTGTGTTAATATGTTTGGTAGTCACAATGTAGGATTGGTTGCTACTAATCACACATACGCAAGTCAAGATATGTTTGACCCAGACGATAAAATTTCTGGTGGTCAAGGATTTGTTTACGCAAGTTCAATCGTAGTTGCTATGAAGAAACTCAAACTTAAAGAGGATGAGGATGGTAACAAGGTTGCTGAAGTAAATGGTATTCGTGCTGCTTGTAAGATTATGAAAACTCGCTATGCAAAACCTTTTGAAAGTATTCAAGTTAAGATTCCATATGAAACAGGCATGAGTCCTTATAGTGGCTTAACTGATATGCTTGAGAAGTCTAACGCATTGAAAAAAGAAGGAAACAGTTTAGTTTATGTAACTGAAGATGGTGAAATTCTTAAAGCGTTTCGTAAGGGTTGGGAAGCCAACAAAGACGGAATACTTGACAAGGTTATGCTTGAATATACTGGAAAAACTAAAAGTGTGATAAGTAATGTAACAACACCCACGGAGGAAGTTACAGAATGAGTTTAGATGTTATATCAGAAGTTTGGGATGCATTGCGTGAACACATTGATTTGAGTGAACGTGATGATGCGGCAGATACACTTGTCAATTTTTTAATTGATAATAATTATGAGATAGATGATATCAAAGACGCCTTCAAGGACAAAGATATTACTAGAGCATTAAAAGGTTACGCTGAAGAACATTTCCAAGAAGATGATTACGAAGAATTTGAAGAAGAAGATTTAGACGAATGGGATTAAATGTCAAATTGGTATACAAGAGTATCAGTGAATTTAGGTGTAATCCCTGATTTCATTCAGCATTTTGAATCTGAGTTAGAAAACGCAAAACGTGAAGTAAAGGTATACGGCAATGTTGAAAAGAACATTGCTGCTATTCCTGGTGTTACTGAACATAGATTCAATCAATTACAAGAAGTAGAAGCGGTACTTAACTTGCTCAATATTAGATTAAAGAAGATTCGCCGAACTCATTTTCAAAAATATTTAGAAGCGTATAATAGAGCATTGACAAGCCGTGATGCTGAAAAGTATGCTGAAGGTGAAGATGAAGTAATTGATATGGAAGTATTGATTAACGAAGTGGCATTACTACGCAATCGTTGGCTTGGTATTATGAAGGGCCTTGAAGCTAAACAATGGCAGATGGGGCATATCGTGCGTCTACGCACAAGTGGAATGGAAGATATAACAATTGGCTAATTCAAACATCGCACAACAACGAATGGGGAAAGCTATCCCGGGTGTTATTCTTAGTGGTAACGGCAGTAGCCACAATACAATCTCAATCGCAAACATCCCTCCCTTAACAACATCACATCAAATTAATTCCGGTATGTTAAGCATAAACAATTGGGGTGACACTATTTCTATCAATAGTAATGTAAAAAAATATGAGGTGTTTGAAACCACTGAAGATATTTTAGCATTGAGTGTTACTTGGCATAGATTGCGTCCATTAATCAGTCATGGTATTAGTAACATAATGAATCCTAGTAACAGACCAACTAAACTTACTGATGAAATACTATTCAAAGAAATGATTCAGGAAGATAGAGAAAAGGCTAATGTCATCCGTGACTATTATAGTAAGAAACTTATGATGTTTACCTTGAAGGGACAAAAATTATCTAATTACCGAAAAGATTTAAACACATTTATTCATGGTGATTGTAAAGTAGTTAAAGAAGAAATGATGCCATTAGTATATCGTTTACCTGAATTCTACGAATATGATGTTGGGGTAGATGAAATGTTTAGAGAGTTGGATACTAGATTTGAAGAATCAAAAATAGCATCACCCAAATTGTTAACACTTTATCCAGTTAAGAAATTTACAGTAAAACGCAAACATAGAAAGTTTGTAGAGTATTGGTTGAAGGATAAAGAAAATAAACCATATAAAATTGAAATTAATTCAAATAATGAATTAATACATTTGTGGGATTACTTTTATGATAAAGGTAAATATCACGAAATAACACTTGACACGGTAGCTAAGTTTGATGATTGGGATAGTATTTCTCATTACAAAATGATTAAGTGGAAGCTAGCATAAGAAAAACCCCCGATTTTGGGGGTTTCCCATAGCTAAAATTGCTCAAAAATTAAGCAAAAAAAGGTTGACAATAAATGGTTTTGGGTCTATAATAGAGGCTTAGATTGATTAAAGGAGCTAGTTATGACACAAGTTTACGACCGTTTGACAGAGCAGGAAAAGCGTGAAGTTCGTATGTATGGCGTGACCGTTGAGGGTATGCGTGAAAGCATTGAATCTAGTATCACTTTCAAGTTTTCTGGTCCTGCTATGATCGCCGCTAGTCTGATGTCCGATGCACAGGAAATGATTAACCCCGAGTATGGTGATGTTGACTATATGCGGGCTGAGGATGCCCGTCAATGTCTGAATCGTGCTAAGTGGGTCCTGTTTGAATATGTGATGAAACGGGATTGACAACAAATGGCATTTTTAATGAAAGCAAGCGAGTATTACGGCAGAAAAACCCCTGGGTGGGTAGCCGTAATACACGGATATCCCTGGCATTTTATTGGTACTACAGGGAAAAAAGATGCTGAGTCCGCTGTAATTAAGGCTACCCAAATTTGACATTAAATGGTTTTGGGTATATAATAGAGACTTAAACAGTTAATCAACGGAGCAAATATGTCTGAATTCACTACTTGGGAACAAATGTCTGACTTGGAGCAGGCCCAATGTCAATATTGGGATATGTACAAGGATGCTTACGGTGTTCGTCCCCGCGGTGTTGACACCTCTACGTGGACCCTTGCGGACTTTGATGCTGAGTTCCAGTTGCTCGGTGAAATCATCAAGCAAGAGGACATTGCACGTAAAGCGGCCGAAACTGAGGCTATCGATAGGTTTGAACAGCATGTAACCAACACTATTTGCATGGGTGCCCGTGATCGGGAAACAGCATTGCGCTGGATCATGGATGCTAGCAATGCTAACGGTGACTGGGAATATCTGTGCTATGATTTGGGCTTGCCCTATCAATATTTTCGTAAGGCCGCTTGAGGCCTGAGGTTGACATTAAATGGTTTTGGGTATATAATACAATCTTAGACAGTTAATTAAAGGACTTAGAAAATGGCTAAAAAAATCTCTATCAAAGTGTTCGGTGACCCGGGTCATGCATGGGCCCGCTTCCCCAAAGCTACGCTGGTGAAACTTGGTATCGCAGATAAAATCTCTACATACAGTTACATGAATGGTGCCAATGCTTTCTTAGAAGAAGATTGTGATTTGTCTCTATTGGTTAGCACCCTGCGTGAAAAGGGCTATACTGATATCAAATTCAACGAAAGCCACGCTAATAAGCAAAGCAAAATCCGCGGATACGCTACATATAGGGCTTGACATTAAATGGTTTCGGGTATATAATAGAGTCTTATTCAGTCAACAACAGGAGTTTTATATGGGCTACAAAGTTATCGCAGACAAACATCAAATGGATGAAATGCGTACCAAGTACGGTCCTCGCAAAGGTCTTGAAGGTCCCTTCAATTTCTCCGGACGTGTCCTCTATTACGATACCAAAGAAGGTCAATACTATGACCCGACTACCGACTTTTATGTTGAGCGGGATGAAATGGATATCATCCATCAACGTATTGTTGATATTTTGAAGGCGTAATTATGTTTTGGACTATTGTTCTAATCGGTGTAGGATTGAGTTCTACTAGTATCACATATGTGGGCCAGTTTGAACAACAGGAAACTTGTGCTAAAGCGGCACAAGAATTTAAAGCACTGAACAAGCAGGCAGTTTGTGTACAAGCAAAATCAGCAGAAGTGCCCGCGGCTAAAAAATGATTAAATTAAAACCAACACTCATTGGTGTTGCGGTAACATTGTTGTTGTACGGATGCGGGGGCGGCACCGGCCCCTCCAGTAATACACCGCAGATAGATCCAACGAACATTAATGATATCGCAATATCAGGTTCCACGCTAATTGATTATAGTATCTACGGCGGCGCCGGTACAAGTTATTATTTTCGTTCAGGGTTGTTAGCAGACCTAGACGGTGATGGTAAAACTGAATTTGTGTTTAGTGTATCTGCCTATCCACAAGTGCCCATACCGTTAACTGTGGTCGGTGATCAAAACTCAACAATAAATTTAACTAATAGATATTTCCCTCAAGGTGCTCCAACACTATTACATTCACCATGGATATGGTATGCTGATATTAACGGAGATGGATCAAAGGATATTATTGCGTCAGAAGCCGGACTTGATACCCCACCGTGGACTGGATCAAAAATTGGCGTAGCCATTAATAATAATGGATCATTTACAAATAATAGTAATTCTATTCCAGAAAACTCATCAAGGTCTTATGCTATAGCAGTAGGCAAATTTGATAGCAGCCATAAAACACAAATTTTACTACCTGCTCAGGAAAGTGGTTGTGTGCCCGGAACAACAATGTTACTATCATTAAATAACAGTCAAGTTACTACATCAGCTAATCCGATATCATCATGGGTAAGTAATGATTTAGATAAACAAACTTCAATGGTTACTGCTGACTTCAATGGTGATGGATATGATGATTTGCTAGTTACAGGAGATTGGACTGGAAAGAATCATGTTATCGTATATGGTGGACCAAATGGATTGGATGTTTTGACTTTAAATACTTTGCCAACTGGTCCGTTTGGTCAAGGTGGATATGATTGGTTTCATTCAGGTGTTATAAACACTGTAGTCCCGGGCTGGCCAGTAAAACTTACAAATAGTGCTGAAGTGTCGGCAATAGCATTTGATGCTAACAATGATGGTAAGATGGATGTATTTTCAATATCTACACATATCATTTACTACCCGCCAAATACTATTACAGATAAAAATACTCCTGATTATAATAATATTTTAGCAAACGGTGGGTTATCTATGTCAGAGGACTCAGGGTACACCGTACTTTCAAATACCGATGGTCGCAAATTTACATCAGTTACACAATCAAATAACAATCTAGGATACAGGTATTATTTTAATCTCATCCCATATGACATTAACCGTGATGGCAATATGGATGTAATAGCACATTATTTTTCAACACGCAATACTGGTAAAAAGGTATGGGGTACAACTTTCTTTATTAATGATGGAAAGGGCAATTTTACAGTCATCGATGGTGCTGATATGTTCCCCCAATTGGCTGATTCTACTAATCAAGTGGGCGCTATAATTCCTATATCTAATACAGTATCCGGATTCACGGGATTACAATTATTGGGATATGAACGTACAGGAAAGTATACTATTAGCAAATTTACAACTAATCAGATTAAAAAACTGAAAATTGACTATAAAAAATGATAGCCAGTCAGAGGTCCAGGGTTGACAATAAATGGTATTGGGTGTATAATTCAATCTTGTTCAGTTAATAAAGGAATCAAAAATGATTACTAGTATCGTAGAATTTATTCAGCAATGTGAAGTGTCCACAAACGATCAAATTTATGAATTGTTTGAATTCAATTGCACTGATCAGGTCCGTGACGATGTTTATATGTGGGCCAACCCAAAAAGCCCGGAGCCATTTCGTAGTGCAATGTACAATCTAGGGTTCACCGACTATTGACAATAAATGGGTTTTAGTATATAATAGAGTCTTAATCAGTTAATTAAAGGAATTTATCTATGTCAACTATTCGCATTCTCTCTGGTTCTTATCGTAATAACCCTGTTGCTGGTGATGTGTTCACACTAGTCAAAGGTTATCAGGTTGGTAAGAAGGGTGGATTCGTTACTGTTAAAAATGACGGGCAGTTTGCAATGGGTGGACCTCAAGTACGTGTCAATGTAGAAAGCATTGAAGATATTGAATTTTTAAATGGAGATCACGTGGTAGATAATGTAGTAGAGTTTAAAACAAAAACAGAAGTGTCCAAAGAAACTGAACAAGAGGCAATGGACCGCATTGCTATGCGTTTCGGTATTCTTGATGAAATGTCAGCTGCCTGTATCAGTGGTGATATTCGTGCTATGATCGTATCAGGCCCGCCCGGTGTCGGCAAGAGTCACGGTGTTGAAAAGCAAATGGAAAAGTCAAGTATGTTTGACAAAATTGCTGGCAAACGTGTGCGTTTCAATGTTGTTAAAGGTGCTATGACAGCACTAGGTTTGTATGCTCAACTGTACAAATATTCTGACACAAAAAATGTATTGATTTTTGATGACTGTGATAGCGTGTTCGCCGATGAGTTGGCATTGAACATTCTGAAGGCAGCATTGGATAGTGGCAAGACTCGCAAGATTTGCTGGAACTCTGATTCACGTTTGCTACGTGATGAAGGTATCCCGAATCAATTCAACTTCAATGGTAGTGCTATCTTTATCACTAACTTGAAATTTGAAAACGTGAAAAGCAAGAAATTGCAAGATCACTTGGAAGCATTGCAAAGTCGTTGTCACTTTCTGGACCTCACTATCAATAGTGAGCGTGACAAAATGTTGCGTATCAAACAGGTCCATCGTGACGCTGAAGGTGGTTTGTTTGCCGACTACAATTTTGAAGAAGCCCAATCTACTGAAATCTTAGATTTCATGTGGGAAAATCACGGCAAACTGCGTGAATTGAGTTTGCGTATGTGCTTGAAGATTGCTGATCTAGTTAAGATTAGCCCAGCAAACTGGAAAAATCTTGCACGTACAACTTGTATGAAAAATGCTTAATTGACTTTTCTTTATATATAGATTTTATAGGGGAACTTGGTTCCCCTTTTTTTGCCTTTATGTTTGCTTTACCTATTTGTTTCTGTTATACTAAGTACTAATTATGAAACAATGTAAAATAATCGTCAGGGATGAAGTCAATGTAAAGATTGAAGGTCTAGAATTGACTGAACGGAAATCTCTGGTAAAGATGTTTGAGTACGAAGTGCCCGGAGCAAGATATCTTCCCGCGGTACGTCTAGGTAGATGGAATGGTAAGGTAAGTTTCTTTAGTCTAGGTGGTAGTAGCTATGTCAATTTATTACCCGAAATACTTCCTTACATAGATGAAAAAGGTTATGACATTGAACTAGAGGACCTACGCACATATAGTACAACATTCAATTTTAATGAAGTGTCCGAGGCTACGTTCAAACATAAGAATTGGCCTGAAGGTCATCCCATCGCAGGACAACCTGTAGTATTGCGTGACTATCAAATATCAATCATTAATGAGTTTCTAAAGAATCCACAATCACTACAAGAGATTGCGACAGGTGCGGGTAAGACATTAATCACAGCAGCACTAAGTTGGTCTATTGAAAGTTACGGGCGCAGTATTGTTATCGTCCCAAACAAGAGTTTAGTAACACAAACAGAAGCCGATTACATTAATCTTGGACTAGATGTTGGTGTATATTTTGGTGATAGAAAAGAATATAACAAAACGCATACAATCTGTACTTGGCAAAGTCTTAACAACATGCTTAAGAAAACAAAAGCAGGTGAAGCAGAAGTTGAGATTGGTGATTTTCTTGAAGGGGTAGTTTGTGTCATGGTAGACGAGGTTCACATGGCCAAAGCAGATGCTCTAAAAGAATTACTTACTGGTGTAATGAGCAACATCCCAATACGTTGGGGCTTGACTGGAACTATACCTAAAGAAAAATTCGCAAGTCAAGCTATCTTTATCAGTCTTGGTAATGTGATTAACAAGCTATCCGCTAGTGAATTACAAGATAGAGGGGTATTAGCACAATGTCATGTAAACATTGTACAACTACAAGATGGCGTTGAGTTTAGTAATTACCAATCTGAACTAAAACATTTACTTGAAGATGATAAACGATTAAATAAAATTACTCAATTGGTCGATGTGATTAAAAATAGTGGCAACACATTGATATTAGTTGATAGAGTAGCAGCAGGTAAAGAATTACACAATAGATTAGGTGAACTATTGCGTAATTTCAAAACAGAATATGATGTTGTATTCGTATCAGGCAATACTGGTATGGATGAACGCAAAGAACAA